TTCACCAACTATGCAAATCTGAATGAGACAGAGGTTACTTCTGTTGTCAAACGGATTTCAGTAGTTGTCATTGGTGGCTCTAATCAAGGCTTCATCATCAAGTGGGGTTACGACTTCTCTGGTCAGTACTATTCGGCAACATTGGACATTCCTGTTACTACTGTTGCTGAGTATGGAACGGCAGAGTATGGTGCTAATGGTGTTCCTGTTGCTTACTATTCTGCTGGCATTCAGTTGAGTACATTGACTGCACCAGCATCAGGGTTTGGTAATGTTGTGCAGACTGGATATGAAGTGCAGATCAATGGTTCGCCAATCAGCATTCAAAAGATTGAGATTCAAGCCAAAGATGGCAAAACGGTTTAAGGAGATACAGTGAGTAATTACACAAAAACCACGAATTTCGCCGCTAAAGATGCTTTGGCTTCTGGCAATGCGGGTAAGGTTGTCAAGGGTTCTGAGATTGACACTGAATTTACAAACATTCAGACTGCCATTGCAACCAAGGCTGATGGTACTTTTACGAACTTCTCGTTTGTAGAGACATCTAACGTCTTGTACATCTACAACTCATCTACTGCTGTTGCAAAGATTGATGCTAGTGGTAATTTGACTGTGTTGGGCAACGTGGTTGCTAACGGCACTATTTAAGGAGAAGAACAATGGCAACAGCACAACAAGTCGCAGAAACAAAACAAATGGTTCGACAAGCCATGCAAGAGGAGGGTGTTAGCCCTCAAACCTTGATTAGCATTGGTCAGTTGGCTGAACGTGTTTTGCAAGATAAGTCTTTGTATCCACAATTATTGCAAGCCATTATTGATAGTGATTTGGCTGAAGCTGAAGATTTGGAAGCAGATATTGACTATGAACTTATTGGTGTTTTTGCCACTCTTGGAAAAATGGCTCAAGAAATGATTGATTCTGGCGAGTTAGGAGCTTGACATGGCAAATTGGAAAAAATTTAAAAAGTTTGTTCAGAAGGTAGCAAAGCCTGTTGCGGCTGTTGCCGCCATTGTTTACCCTCCACTGATTCCTATGATTGGGTCTGCTCTTGGTGCTACAGGTGCGGCTACGGCTGTAGTTGGTGCGGCTGCTCTTAGTGGTGCGGCTAGTGCTGTTGCGGGAGATTCAACGCAAGACATTTTAAAGAATGCGGCTCTTGGAGGGGTAGCGGCTGGAGTTACTCAAGCCGTATCTCCAACTGCGTTTGACAGTGGGTTGTTTAGTGGTGGTGCTGATGCAGGAATTATCCCTGCTGGTACTTCTGCTGGTGGCACTGCTCCAGTTGCATTTAGCGCATCACAAGCCGCAGAATTAGGAAATCAAGTTGCATCACAAGGCTTGTTAGGTGGTGTGGTTGACAAAGTAGCTAGCTTTACTGGATTGTCACCAAACACTGTTTCAAGTCTTGGTTCTGCTGGTGTTCAGGCATTGCTTAGTGGTTATGGTGCTAATAAACAGGCAGAGCAAGCTAGACAAGCTGCACAAACTTCTGCTGATGCTCAGATTGAAGCTGCTCGTATTGCCGCTGATGCAGCTAAGTTCCGTCCTGTTGGCGTAACTACTCGTTTTGGTCAATCAGCATTTACGACTGATGCTGAAGGCAATGTCATTGGTGCTGGTTATGCGGCAAGTCCTGAGATTCGGGGTTACCAAGACCGTTTGTCTACATTGGCTGGTCAAGGCATGACCGACATTGAAGGTGCAAGAGCCGCTTATCAGCCTTTGACTGGTGCTGCACAGAGTCTGTTTAGCTTTGGTCAAGGTTATCTTGCTAAGTCTCCTGAACAAGCTGCTCCTGACTACATCTCTAAACAACAAGCATTGATTACTCCTAGCCGACAAACTCAATTGGCTGAATTGCAAAACAGACTGTTCCAACAAGGTCGTGGTGGTGCGGCTACTGCTCAAGGCGGTAACCTTATGAACACCAATCCTGAACTTGCGGCTTACTACAACGCTTTGGCTCAACAAGATTTGGTTCTTGCTGCACAAGCAGATGAAGAAGCTAGAAGGCGCATTGAGTTTGGTTCTGGCTTGTTTGATACTGGTGCTAACTTGCAAGGTCGTTACTACACTGGTCAAACAGCGGCTTATGCTCCATTTGCTACCGCTATGGATACAAGTGTTGGTCTTGAGAATCTTGCACAACAACCAATGACTCTTGGAACTCAGATTGGCGCTAAGACTACGGCTAGTTCGGCAGAAGCTGGACGGTTGTTGTCTAGTGGCATTACTGGTGCGGCGGCTACCATGTACCCAAGCAATGCCTATAGTTTGACTGGTGATGTCCTTGGCGGTATCTCACAAAGCCCATAGGTAGCAAGTGCTATTGACAAGGCATTTGGTGTACAACCACAGCAAAGAACATACACCGTTGATGAACTTAAGACAATCTTTGGAACATAAGGGGTAAGACATGGCAAGCGAAATCTTAGGATTGTTTACAAATCCACAACAGTATTTAGCGGCACAAGATGCTGCAATGCAACAACAGTTTGCTCAACGTGCCAATCTTGCTCCTTTGCAAAAGGCTAGTATTCTTGCTCAACAAGCTGGTTACAGACTAGGGCAAGGTGTTGGCGGTGCTTTGGGTGGTACAGACCCACAACTAGACATGATTAGCAGACGCAATGCTTTGCTTAGTCAGTTAGATCAGAGTGACCCTGAGTCTTTCATGAAGGTTGCTCAAGCGGCTGCTCAGATTGGTGACAATGAGTTTGCAATGGCTATTGCTCAAGAAGGTCGTAAAGCAGCATCTGAATATGCTCTTATTGCACAAAGAACAAGAGAAAAACAAGGTGCTGACCCATTTGAACAACTTGTACGTTCAGGTAAATACACTCCTGCTAGTTTGGCAGCATACAGAACGTCTCAAAATGTTGCAGATTTGGAACTCATTGAAAAACCAACAAAAGAAACTCCAGCAAACATTAAGGAAATTGGTGTTGCAGAAGGAACTCGTGCGCCAGTTTATCTTGACGTAAATAATGATTTGCAGTTTACATATCAAAAGGGCGCTGAAGGAAAACAAGTTCGTGTTCCTTACATTGGTGGTGTTGATAGAACAACCGCTAAAGTAAGTGCATCTGCATCATCTGCTGGTGAAACAGCATTTACTAAACAACTTGGCGAGTTGGATGCCAAGAAAGTTGCTACTGCAATTGAGACAAGAGATAACGCCATTGGAGCATTAAATTCTTTAAATAGACTCAATGAGTTGAATCAACAAGAATTGATAAGTGGAACATTTGCTAGCGGTCGTGTTGGTGCGACAAATTTGATTTCAACACTTGGTCTTGCTAGCGGAAAAGACATTGATAGATTGTCTGCTTCTGAAAATTATCAGAAAACTGCTGGCGATGTGATACTTGCCACATTGGGTGGAAAACTAGGCGCTGGTTTTTCTAACGAAGATCGCAAATTTATTCAAAGTCTTGTTCCTCAATTGGAAAACAGTCCACAAGCTCGCAAACAACTTGTTGAGTTCATGGTTAAAAAGAACAATAGCATTGTGGAAGAAACAACAAGGCTTGAAAATTATGCTCGTGATAACAAGTCATTGAAAGGTTATGTTCCAAAAATTCCAGTCATTAATTTAGGTGGTGGTGTAAATAAACCAGTTAGCCAGATGACAAGACAAGAGTTGTTGGATGAAAAAGCACGTTTGCAAAGCAAATAAAACCAAGGAATAGTCATGGCAACATTAGCTGAAATTGAAGCAGAACTTCAAAAGCGTGGCGTAACTACTTCTAGTGGAAGTGTTTTAGAGCCAGAAGGAACATCATACGATGAGTTTAAAAAATTTACTGAATCTTTGTTAAAAGGTTCTGCTAAAGGTATTGTTGACATTGTTGGTGGCTATGGAACTTTGTATGACTACCTCAAGAAAAGTAATGACCCAAATGCTTTTTCAGGTACAGGCATATCACAAGCAATCAAAAATCTGACTGGAATAAATCTTCAATCTATACAAGGTTATAGAGGAGCATATGAGTTTGGTCAAGCTGGCGCTCCTGCGGCTGCTCTGACTGCTGCTGGATTGCCGGGCTTATTTAGCCGTACTCCTCTTGGTGTTGCTGGTGAGTTTGGTGTTGCTGGTGGAACAGGATTGCTTGCTCAAACTGTTGCTCCTGAAAGCCCATTTGCTCAACTTGCAATCCAATCAACACCATATGCAATAAAAGGTGGCGTTACTCAGGCAAGAAAGGCAATTACGGCTCCTGAAGGCCAATTTCCTCCTGTTGCAGAGGCAACTGAGTTGTCTAGAGTTGGTCGTTTAACTGCTGGAGAACTTGGACTCAGTAGAGAGCAACTTGCTAGAGAAGCATCTGTTGAGCGCACTCCTTTTGCTGGTCAAAAGCCAATCGAGTTTAGACAAGCACAAGCCTATGATGTTGAATCTTTTGTAACAAACTTGTTTAACAAGGCAAGTGGTAAGACATTGACACCAACTGAGACAACTCAAGCTGTTGTTTCTTCATTCAATAACTATGGCAAGTCTTTGTCTTCTAGACTGAAGTCTGATGCGAAGACTGACTTTAATGCGGCTAAGAAAGCTGGCGGTCTAATTGACACAACCCCTGTTGTTGACGCAATTACAAGCAAGTTAGGTGAAATCCCACCTGAAGTTAAGCAGCTTGACCCTGTAAAAAATGCAATGCAACGAATCATTGATGAGTATGTAATTCCTGAAACTCCTGCTCAAACAATTCCATCTACTATTCTTGGCCCTACTGGTCAACCAGCCTCTGTAAATGTAATTCCTGCAACACCAGCACAGAATCTAAAGATAAATATTGATCGACTGCAAAAGAATCTTGCAACTTGGGGAGATGCAGTTTATTCAGGAAAAGCTGATTTTGGGAAAGGCAATATCTTTGAAGGTGTTGCGCCTGGACAAGCAAAAGGAATTGCAGTTGCTGTTTTAAATGGATTTAGAAGGTCTTTAGATGAGGCCATTGACAACAATGTTGCTGGTGCTGACAAACTCGTAGAGGCAAGAGATAAATTCAAAGCAAACATTGCTCGCATTGAAGAATTTGCTAACAGACCTTTGACAAAAGCATTTGATGTTGAAAATGTTACTGATCTTGTCCCTGAGAAGGTTATTGCAGATTTGAAAAATCTACCAATTTCACAACGTCAATTTTTAATTGATGTTATGGAGAAGAATCCAAATACTCAAGTAACTGAGGTTTTAAACTCAATTCGCAGATCAAAGTTTGATGACGTTTTGACATCCGCTCAAGTAAAGGGTGGTGCATCTACAGACCCAACTTTTAACATCAAATCTGCTCTTTCAGAGTTAGACAAAAAATCTGGTGAGTTTGCTGATTTGTTCCCAAATCCAAAAGATGCGGTAGAAGCAAGATTGGCTATGAATTGGATGCGTAGAACATTGGCTAGTGAATCTGCTGGTGGCGCTGGTGGACTGAGTGGCGCAGATGTTTATGCTTTGACTGGCGCTGCTGGTGGTACTGCTCCCATGCGTCTTGGCTTGAAAGAGCTTGTTCCTTGGTTGCAGAGTGTTGTTGCAAATCCAAAAAACTTTGCTGATGTAATTTTTAATCCAGATTACAGAAAAGCAATGGTAGACCTTGCCACTCCAAAAACAACGTCTAAAAAGGCGCTGAATGCTTTGGGTACGCTAACCAAAGGTGCATCAATCATGGCGGTAAGGGCTGGCCCTATGTTGCAAACAGAGAGTCCTGAGATGCCAAGCGAAGTGCAACCTCCTTTGCCAACGGATGACAATGTACGACTTCAAGAAATTGAAGATGCCCTTAAAGCACTTGAAGCTCAATAAGGATACAAAATTGACCCAATCAGCATCTGTTTACTTGCGGCTGGTCTTGTTAAGAACATCCAAGCTGGCTGTGAGCTTTACAAACAAGCTAAAGAGTCTTTTGTGGAGATTAGAGCCACTGCGGATGAAGTTATCGCTATTGGTAGAGAGGTTAAAGGTTTCTGGTCGAAACTTAGCGGTTTCTTTGGCTCTAGTCCCAAGCCTAAAGCTGTTAAACCTGTTGCAAAGGCTAAAAAGTCTGCTTATGTCGCTGTTGACGAAACTCAAGTCAAAGTGGACATTGTTAAGAACCTCACTGAGTTCTTTAAACTTCAAGAACAACTTGCGGCACACATACGAGAAGAAGAAGAAAAGTCTAGAACAGTCTACGACCCAGATCAAAACCACATGGAGGCGGCACTCAAAAGAGTGATGGCTCAACAAGAGATGGACAGGCTTGTTGTCCAGATCAGGGAAACAATGGTCTACCAGAGTCCACCTGAGATGGGTGCTTTGTACAGTTCAGTTTTTGACATGAAAGAGGTCATTCAGGAGGAACAAG